TACTAAGATTTAGTGCTTGCACATTTTTATAACATGTATTAATATGTACCTATTGAAGCATACGACACAGTCCTATTTTTCTCCTGCGAATTGCAAAATCCATAATAATTTGCATAAGTAGGTACAGCTAGGGGGTTTTGTTGAGTGGTATGAGCTAGCTGTGACTCCTGGTGTTGTGGTCGTGTGGTGGCGATATTTATTATGGAATACCGGATTTGCTGGCCTAAGCAGCATTTAGTCATAAGCATGTTTAGGTGTGTTTATGACTAGCACATTTTTTGTGTTGGTCGCGCTTCCTGAGTGCTGTTGTGTGTCGCTGGTAGCTCCCTCTCTTCTCGGGGTCAGGAGCTACCGGCACCTTTTACTTAATTGAGCCTGAGCCACGGCAGGTTAAGCCCGTAGACGGTAGCCCTACCGAGAGCCGCAAGAATAAAGCGGTTCAGCGAGAGTTAGCGCACGATTACCACAAGAGGGCGCGTAAGGACGGGCAGTCGTGCAGTGGGAGGGTTGTTTAACCCTATACAGCTCGGAAAGACGAGCACCAACAATTTGAATGCTGACTGCGGGTTGAAATAATATCGCACAAATAGGGTTTGAATCTGAAGGTGACGGAAGCGGTTAGTCGTCTGTGTTGGTGTATATTATCTATGCAGTGCATAGATCAACACACAGGTAGCTTATATAGGTAAAGCGGGGGGACGTATAATCCTTGGTAAAGCTGGTTCAAGTCCGGCCCTGTGTGGTTTTAGTTAGAATAAATATTGAATCGGCAGCACGGAATGACGTGCAGTCTAAGCATATCAGCCAATACGGATTCAATATTTATGCTGGTTTATATATCATATTTATTCTAGGGAATATATGCAGGTTAAAGAAGAGTGGACTAAGCGCAAGTTTATTGAGATGAATCGGGTTTACCTTGGCTTGTCTCAGAAAAAACTTGCAGAATTAGCTGGAACGAGTGCGCTATCGATCAGTCATCAAGAGCGTGGGCATCGTCCTCCTCGTGATGCGACGATTGATGCGTTAAGGAAGGCTGGTGATACGTTAGAACCATTGGCATTTTGGGAAGAATAGGGTATTATAATGCTTTAAATGGAGGTTTAAATTATGGCAGGTGGCAACGGTCGTGAACGTCCAGTAGAACAAAAACGCTCTACACAACCAACTAAAGTACCTACTAAAAAATAGGTGATTCATGTTAAGCGTTGCTTTTTTATTGTTTGCATTTTTCTTGAAAAATGATAGGAGAAAAGCAGCGCTTATTCTAGGTTTTGGTAATATTTTATTTTATGTATTATCTTTTTACGTAAAAAGCGACACTTTATATTATTTTGTTGCATCATTTTTAGATGCTTTTTTTGCGTTTATAGTGAGTGAATACCGTACAAAAACCGCCATTCATTTGGCCGTTGTGTCGCTATGCAGTTGTGTAATAAATGGTGTAGGTTACATCTGGTACTTGGCTTATATGCCTGCAATGCCATACAATATCACCATTACTTTTATTTTGGTGATTCAAATGGCAATTTTGCTAAGGGATGGCATATATGATACAGGATGCGCTTTCTGCAGTTTATATGATAGTTTGGATATGCGTCATCGTGTACTGGGTTCTTTTAAAGGTGAAACGGTGCAATCATGAACGAACACGGAAACAACGCATCAGAAGTATTAGCACTAGCCGCAAATCAACCGAAGATTACCGGGACAATTAGCGCATTAGTTACATCAATTGGATTGAGTAATATCAATGTAGTTTTAGGCATGGTAAGCACTTTTATAGGTTTGCTAATCGGTATTTATACGATCTATCGCATGTGGCAGTCTTCTAAGATTGCCGAAAAAGATATGAGAATCAAAGACATAGAGATTGCAAAGCTGGAAAAAGAACAATAGACCGGCATAGGCCGGTTTTTTATTAGGAAGATATAAATGTCTGAGCCAAGTAAGCGTCCTGTTGGTAGACCTCGTGCTATCGATTCTCCAGAAGCATTTGATTCTCTGGTTGATGGATATCTTGATCTGTGCCGACAAAACAACGAGCCGATTCTACTTACCGGAATGATCCTATCTCTAGGACTGGTAAGCAAAGAAGCGTTTTACAATTACGAAACATATCCAGAATTTTCTGACTCTGTAAAACGTGCTCGCATGTTGGTAGAGATGGAATATGAAAAAAGATTGAACACCGCCTCTGCTGTTGCCGCTCCAATCTTCGCCCTAAAGAACTTTGGATGGAAGGATAAACAAGAGGTTGCATTGACAACTACCGACAACTTCCAAGAGTACATGCTAAGCCGTGGACAACAAGAGACTGATTGAAGAAGCTGATATCCTTCTGGAAGCTATTAGGCTAAACCCGAATGATCTTGCAGCATGGCGAGCCGGAATTACTAACAAGTGGTTCCGGCTCAATACTTTGTACAACATCAAAGATAAGTCAGGTAATGAGGTGCAGTTTAGGCCAAACTTTGCCCAACGAGCATTTTTTGCAGATAGACATAATAACGATATTGTGCTAAAGGCTAGACAACTTGGTTTTACTACCTTCGCCATGCTTGATGGGCTTGATGATTGCCTTTTTATCCCTAATTTCTCTTCTGGCTGTATTGCCCATTCCTTTGATTCTGCAAAAGATATCTACCGAAGCAAAATAAAGTTTGCTTATCAAAAAATAAATCATGCATTTGTCAAGTTTTTAACAGGCGGGCGTTTTGTGCTTCCTGTTCCGGTAAATGATAAAAACACTGGGTTTGTATTTAGCAATGGGTCAAGCATACGAGTAGGTACTGGATATCGAGGCGATACGCTTCAATCACTGCACATATCAGAATTTGGCAAGATATGCAAGAAGTATCCAGAAAAGGCAAAGGAGATTGTAACTGGCGCTCTTGAGTCGGTAGGCATTGGCAATCGAATTACCATTGAAAGCACCGCAGAAGGTCGGGAAGGTTATTTCTACGAGTATGCAGAGGCAGCAAGGATCTTAAAAGAGAAGAGCAAAAAGCCTAACTCAATGCAATATCAATTCCACTTTTATTCATGGTGGCAAGATCCTGCTTATACGATGGATGAAGAGCAGGATATACCTGAACGTCTATCTGCTTACTTTGCAAAGCTTGAATCAAAGCATGGCATTGCATTAACTGCCGGACAGAAGAAGTGGTACGCAAGCAAGGAGGCAAAGCTAGGCAGTGAGATGACTAGAGAGTACCCAAGCACACCAGAAGAGGCGTTCTTGCAGGCCATTGAAGGGGCTTATTACTCGCAGCAATTCAGTAAGATCTATAAAGATGGCCGTATCTGTGTATTGCCTGATAATGATCACCTTGCCGTGCATACATGCTGGGATATCGGTATCGGGGATAGTACGGCGATCTGGTTCTATCGCATGGTAGGCGATGCGCCCCATATTCTTGATTACTATGAAAACTCAGGCGAGTCTATGGGTCATTACATCAAGATAATCGAGGATAAGGGCATTGCTAATGGTTGGAAGTTTGGCAATCATACTGCCCCGCATGATATCAATAATCGCGAGTTTGGCAGCAAAGGTAAGACACGCAAGGATTTAGCAGCGGAAGGCGTGGAATACATGGGTAAGACGTACGCTATCAAGTTTCAGGTAGCGCCTAAGCTGTCGATTATGGACGGTATCGAGGCTGCAAGGTTGTTGCTAGCTAAGTGTGTTTTCGATGAAGATAAGACGACAGAAGGGGTTAAGGTGCTAGAGCATTACAGAAAGGAATGGAACGATAAGCTAGGCTGCTGGCGAGATAATCCGCTACATGACTGGTCGTCACACGGTGCTGATGCGTTCCGTTATCTGGCAGTAGTAGAGAATAAGCGTAAGTCAGGTGGATTGTTCACCTAATAAAAAACCCGCCTTAATTGGCGGGTTTTTTACTTTGCAAAGCAGCAGCCCTACCCATTAATAACTCCTGAGCCGCCTTTAGTTGCCTTGTAATGTCGTCCGCTTCAGCTCCAATTCTAGCAATCTCTTCAGAAATGTAGGCTCCCGCTTCACCATTACATCCGCTGGTGCAGGTGGGATTACTGGACACACTTGCACTGGTGGCGGTACGGTTGCGCAGCCGCTCAGCACGAAGCTTATCAATAGCGGTATTAAGCTCTTTTTTTCCATCGTTTAATCCTTCTTGGTATGTTTTAGATGTTGCTACGTATGACTTTGCAATTGATTGTTCTTCTGTGCGAGCATGAGCTACAGCAGAGGCCTGCATGGTCATAGTGGCAGTTGTTTTAATGGCATGTTTGCCATCATTGTATTTGTATCCAACATATAATCCACCAGAAGCGCCAACAATAAAACTTGCAATTATTAATTGAAGTAGAATTGAATTCATAATTTTATCG